GTGAGTTACAGAAACAATTAGCTGAACTAGATGGTAAAATAAATGATATGTTATCAGCACAACAAGTATTAGTAGGATTACAGACAGAGATTGCTGAAAATAATTCTAGTATAAAATCTCTAAACAAATCTATACAGAAAAATCAGAAAGAAATCGAGAAGATAAAAGATACTGGTGTAGATAGTGTTGAGACATATGAAAAACTTAAACTCTACGAAGATGATAAGAGACTTAATGAACAGAGAAAAGAAGAGTTAGTCAATGATAGAGAACTATTCAGTGTAGCAGTAAACATGCTCAAAGATGATGGTATCAAAAAGAAAATCATTAAGCAATATGTACCAGTGATGAATAAGCTTATCAACAAATATTTGGCCTCTCTAGATTTCTTTGTATTGTTTGAACTAGACGAGCAGTTCAATGAAGTTATTAAGAGTAGACACCGTGACGAGTTTTCATATGCATCATTCTCAGAAGGCGAGAAAATGAGAATAGACTTAGCATTACTATTCACATGGCGTTCTATAGCAAAACTAAAAAACTCTATCAATACAAATCTACTAATACTTGATGAAGTGTTTGATGCATCACTAGATAATAATGGTTGTGATGAGTTTCTAAAGCTATTAAATCAGTTAGATAATCAGACAAACGTATTTGTGATATCTCACAAAGGTGATATACTATCAGAGAAGTTTAAGCATCAGATACGATTTGAGAAATACAAAAACTTTAGTAGAGTTGCTTAATGGGTAAGCGAAGTGATTTCGTTAGAAAGGATAGAGACTTCTATGCTACACCATATGAAGCAGTTGTACCTTTATTCGAACACTTACCTAAGAAACAATTTGGATTTGCAGAACCTTGTGCTGGTGATGGTGCTTTAGTTAAACATATAGAAGACTCATCAAATGGTTGGTGTTCTTGGGCCAGTGACTTAGAACCTCAAGTAGATATAGCAGAGAGAGGTATTATACTTACTAGAGATTATAGAGAAGTTACTATGTCCGACTTATACGAAGCAGATTACATAATTACTAATCCACCTTGGGATAGAAAAATATTACACGATATGATAGATCGTTTTACCAATTGTAGAAAGACTTGGTTATTGTTTGATGCAGACTGGATCCACACAAAACAAAGTAAACCATACCAACACTTGATTAAAAAAATAGTAAGTATAGGGCGAGTAAAGTGGATTCCAGGAACTAAGTCAGTGGGTAAAGATAATTGTTGTTGGTATTTGTTTGATAGATATTATGATGGAGTTACAAAGTTTTATGGAAAAAAATAAGAAAATATGGGATATACCTACGATACTAGGTTTCAAAAGACATGTAGTAGAAACTAATCAAAAGTCAGATGATGATGTAGATACACGAGTCAATGTACACACTCTATATAAACATAGGTGGGTTTGGTATCATATGATATTATGTATACAAATGATCTTGACAAACATACTTCTAGTTGGTATACTAGTGACATTAGCTATAAAACTGTAGAGAGGTAATATGACAGATAAAGTAAAAGAAACTACAGAGTATGAAAGTCTTCTTGGAATTCAAGAAAAACCAAATGCAGACTTAACATCTTTTATGCCAGAACTTGATGAAACTGTAGTTCAAGAACCTTGGAAAAAGCATTGGAAAGAAATGCCAGAGTACAAACAAGAAGATAAGAAAACATATAAAACTATCTATGTACATTTTAGAACTAAAGAAGATTTTGATGAATTTTGTGAAAAGTATTCACAAGTTGATCGTGAAATGAAACCCACTGATAAAACTAAATCAATGTGGTATCCAAAACTAGAGATTACTAAAAACTCTCTATTAAGATGGATTGAAGATGACAAATCCTAGACACCCAGTTTATATTATTTCTAAAACACGACATGAGTCTATGAAGACTTCACGTAGTTTAAATCGTATGAGAATACCACATTATATTGCGATAGAACCACAAGACTGGAATAACTACGAGCAAGCACTAAAAAACTTTGATTTAGATTTAGTAACACTTTTAGAACTTCCCTTTAGTAATCATGGCGATGGCCCTGGTAGAGCAAGAAACTGGTGTTGGGATCATTCGATATCTATTGGTGCAGATTATCATTGGGTATTAGATGATAATATAGATGACTTCTATAGACTACATGAAAATATACGTATACGTGTTGAGAGTGGTGTAATATTCAGAGCCGCAGAAGACTTTGTAGAAAGATATGAAAATGTACCAATCTCTGGTTTTCAATATCGTTTCTTTATAGCCGCTAATCAGAAATATCCACCATTCGTAGCAAACACAAGAATATACTCTACATTGCTTATCAGAAACGATTGTAAGCACAGGTGGCGAGGTAGATACAATGAAGACACTGATATATGTCTTAGAGTATTAAAAGATGGTGATTGTACGATTCAGTTCAATGCTTTTATGCAAGGTAAAGCCGCTACACAAACTGTTAAAGGTGGAAATACTGAAGAGTTTTATCATGCAGAACACACAGAGAATGAGCAGTTTAAAAAGACTGGTTACAATACTGATGGTACAATCAATAAATCTAAGATGCTGGCAGACTTACACCCAGATGTAGCTAAGGTAGTTTGGAAGTATGGTAGATGGCATCATTATGTTGACTATGGGCCTTTCAAGAAAAACAAACTTAGATTTAAACCTGGTGTAGAAGAAAGATTAACGAGTAAGCCAAATAATTATGGCATGAGATTAATAACAAACTTTGGTGTTGACACTACGTAGAGATTTGTGTTATTATAAATAAGATGTACCGAAATATAGTGATTCTATATTTGGGTATTTAACATTAATAAATTAAATCGTATAAGACAAATAAATCTTATAGGATAGAAAGAAGACTAAAATGAATAAACTTCATAAGTTTATGTTAAATTCTAACATAATAGAATTTACAAATGATCACCTAGACATTAACACAGATTTTTATAATATAGAAAGAAAACCTGAGTATTTCAGTTTTGATAATATGGGTTTATCTTATCAAGGAACTCATTTATTTTCTAATAAAAGAATACAAAATGCAATAATACATGATTCAAATAGTCAATTATTTCGACAAACAAGAAATTCTAAAATACCAGGAATGAAGCATGATATAAAAGAAAGAGGAATTGATATAAGAGAAAAGCCTTTACAAATTGTTTGTACTAAAGGTGAAAATATGGAAAACGTAAGAGTCGAACATCTATTTAATGGTAATTCATTTAAAGAAGCATTATATGGAGCGGCCCCGAATCTAGAAAATAGAATGTGTGCGGTTTACTTTAAAAATGCAAATTTTACTTTAGCGAATTTAATTCAAGTTGGAGCTTTTCTTAATACATTAGATTATCAATCTGAACCTCTGAATGATGCATCACTTGCAGTTATCTTAAAGAGAATGATGGAAGATGAAGGTTCTGTTTATACACTAAAGCCAAATCCAACTAGTAAAGAACTTTCGAAATGGAAAAAAGAAGTTGAAAAAGCAGTAGTGTTTATGATGGGTGTAACTGAAGAACAAGTTCAGCAAAGCAAATATACAAAAATAATTGAAGATGTTTTAAATGAAAAGTCAGTATATATTCCATATATTTCAATAAGTAATGAAAAGCAAGTTGTTGAGCAATTAAGAAAGTTTGGCTATCATGATAATATAGTTAATAGTTATGATGGTGTTAAATGGGCATCTTATGGTTCAAACTGGAAGGGACTGTTAAGTTCAGATCTGAATTATTATAATGAAGATCCTACTTTTTATAAAGAGGGTGGGACACTAAAAAGAGTTATTCACTGTGGAAAACCTGACATGAAAAATCCATTATATGATTTTTGTAAAAGACTGGTTAAAGATTGGAAACAAGAATGGGATAAGTTTGAAGATTTTGTTAAGCCAAACAGATACAATATGGATGTAGAAATAGTCGGTGTATTTCAGCAACTTGATGTCTTAGAAGAAAAAACAGGTTTCAAGAAAGGCAATATTATGCCATTTTCTGCATTGAAGCATTTTTGGGAAAATAATTATGAAGCTATTCGTGATGGTGATTATTCAAAAATACCAAATCATGGCGATAAGAAAAAAGTAAAATTATCTAAATTAGAAGAAAAATTTGCGGCATAAGAAAGATTAGGGGTTGACAACTCTCTCTGGTTATGGTACATTATAAGAGTAATTAGAGAGAGTGATTCGCAAATGACAGTAAATATCCAATCCAAAGAAGTTCTTGCAAGATTGCTTGCTACCGAGAATATTAATGTCGAACATAAAAATGTCGGTACTGCAAGCTTTGATGTTAAGAATAGAAACTTAGTTCTTCCTTTGTGGGACGATATGCAGAACTTCACATACGATCATCTAGTTGGCCATGAAGTTGGCCATGCTTTATATACTGATGCTGATATGTGGGGTTCTGCAATTGATAAACACGGCAAGAACTTCAAAGGCTTTTACAATATTGTAGAAGATGCTAGAATAGAAAAGAAAATTCAAAGAGTATATCCTGGCTTAAAAAGATCTTTCATTCAATCATATAAGAAAATGTTAGCTGATGGTTTTTTTGGCAAGAGTGAAGATGAGATAAATAATTTCAAGCTAATCGACAGAATCAATGTTTACTTCAAGTGTGGTATGTCTACACCTGTTGATTTTGCTAAAGATGAAAAGAAGTGGTTAGATATCATTTCTAAAATAGAAACTCAAGAAGATGCTGAGAAAGTTGCTCTTGAGTTATTTAAGTTAGCACAAGAAGAATTAGAGCAAGAGCAACAGGCTCAAAAAGAATTAGAAGAGGAGATGGAAGATGGATCCGATGACAACGATTTTGATTATGACGATGGTGACATGGGTGATGACGATTATAGTGACACTGAAGATGGAGACGATAGTTCTGAAGAATCAGATGAAGAAGGCGAAACTGAAAGTGTTAGCCAATCAGTAAGTGAAACTGAAGATGAATCAGAAGAAACAGAGGTTACTGAAGTTCAATCTATCTCTGATGATATTACTTCTGGTTCTGGTACTTCTTTAGATCCTAATGCACCTATCGCAGTTACTGAACAAGCTTTAGAAAATAGTATTGAAAAAGAATATAGTCAAGAAACTGATAAAAATATTACCAACATGTACTTAAACTTAAATGCTAAGTACCATGAAGATATTATCTGGGACTACAAAAAAGTTTTGAGTCTTGCTAAAAGTGATACTCTTGCCGCTGGCACCAAGATGTATAAAGATTTTCAAAGAAATAATAAAAAGACAATCAATTATCTTGTTAAAGAATTTGAAATGAAGAAGAAAGCGGCCGAGTATAAAAGAGCAACAGTTTCTAAAACTGGTGTTATTGATACACTCAAAATGAACAATCACAAATTTTCTGATGATATATTCAAGAAAATGACAGTGGTACCTGATGGTAAAAATCATGGCTTAATAATGTTTATTGACTGGAGTGGTTCAATGGCTAGTCAGTTGGGTAACACTGTTGATCAGTTAATCAACTTAGTTAGCTTTTGCCGACAAGTTCAGATACCATTTCAAGTTTATGCTTTCAGTGATAATGACAAAGGTAGTGCTACGCTTAGAGAGTCTTCAGATATTAGTCAGTTTAAAACTGGTGAAACACTTCATGGTGATCACTACCACTTGCTACAGTTCTTTGATGATAAAATGTCAAGAACTGAGTTTCAAAAAATGTGTGCATTAACTCTTGCAGTTGGTAAGTACTGGGAGAATAGATATCGATTTGATCATAGATATGGTTCTTACAATGTTGATTACAAACTATGGTTGTCAGGTACACCTTTGAATGATGCAATCATTTCTGCCCACCACTTAGTGGCAAAGTTTAAGAAAGTAAAAAGACTCGATATTGTCAATACAGTTTTTCTTACTGATGGTGAGGGTTTCTATCAACACTATAAAAATGATAATGGAAATAGAAGTTACATTGGCTATGGTATCGATACTTTAATTATTCACAATCCCATCAACAAAAAGCAGTATAGAATTTCTAATGCTAGAAGAGGTGGTTATGGAGTTGATAATAGTGCAGTTACTAGAAACCTTATCAAGTCATTAAGAGAGCATACAAATAGTAATGTTATCGGGTTTCATATTTTACCTAATAGAAAGCCTAGTGCAATACAAGCTTTACCAAGATCATTAGACTATTCTCAGAAAGAGAAAGTATTTGCTGAAATGAAAGCTTACAAGTTTGCAACTATTACAACTAATGGTTACACTAAGCAATTCACAATACTTGGTAATGATTTACAAACTTCAAATGGTGCGATAGATGTTTCTGAAACTGCAACTACGGCTCAAATCAGAAACGCTTTCAAGAAAGCAAACAAGGGTAAAAAAGAAAGTAGAGTTATGCTTTCAAAATTTATTGATTTAGTAGCTTGACATTTCTGCCAGTCCTGCTATTATAATAGTGTAAGTGATTCGAATTTTTAATTGAGAGGTTATATTATGATAAATTCAAAACAACAAGCTTTTGTCGATGCCGCTATTGACAAGTTTGGTACCGATAAAATCACATCGGCCCAAATCAAAGAAGTTCAAGCTATGGGGTTTCCTAAGCCGAACTTTCTTATTTACGATAAGAACTCTGATGGTTCTTGGACTTATAGAATTGGTAGAGGTTTATACCAGCTACCAGTTTCTGAAATTAAAACTGCAACTACAGTTGCTCCTACTGAAGTTGTTGAAGATACTACGGCTCAGGCCGCTCTGATGCCTGCTCCTAAAAAATCTTTGACTATGGATCATAATGGTTTCACTGAGAATTTGATACCAGCTATCGATCCTCTTTTTGTTCCTTTTGGTAACTTCACCAAAATCAAAAAGATTGTTTCTTCTAGAATGTTTTATCCTGTTTATGTTACTGGGTTATCTGGTAATGGTAAAACATTTGGTATTGAGCAAGCTTGCGCCCAAGCCAAAAGAGAAGTTATTCGAATCAACTTCACTATCGAAACTGATGAAGATGATTTGATCGGTGGTTTTCGACTTGTCGATGGTGACACCAAGTTCTTCAAAGGCCCTATCATCAATGCGATGGAGAAAGGCGCCGTTGCTTTGCTTGATGAGTTAGACTTAGCTAACCCAGCCAAAGTAATGTGCTTACAATCAATACTTGAAGGCAAAGGTTACTTCATCAAAAAGACTGGTGAGTTTATCAAGCCCAAAGATGGTTTCACAGTAGTTGCTACTGCTAACACCAAAGGTAAAGGCTCTGACGATGGCCGATTTATCGGTACCAATGTGATGAATGAGGCTTTCTTAGAAAGATTTCCTATCACTGTCGAGCAAGAGTATCCTTCACCAGCTATTGAGAAAAATATTCTCGGTAAAGTTTTCACTGACTTGAATATTGTTGACGATGGTTTTGTTGGCAAGCTTGTAGATTGGGCTGACATTATCAGAAAAACTTTTGTTGATGGTGGTGTTGACGAGATTATCTCAACAAGAAGGCTAGTTCACATAGCAAAAGCTTTCTCAATATTCGATGACAAAATGACAGCCATCGATATGTGCATCAATCGATTTGACGAGGACACCAAGTTATCATTTAAAGACTTGTATACCAAAATTGATATAGATGTTTCTTCTGAAACTGAAATACCTAACACTGCCGTTGAGAATGAAGAAGAAATACCATTCTAATAAAACTTATATAACCTCGAAAGCCTGTCTTGACAAAGATGGGCTTTTTAGTATATAATCATAACAATATATTATGAAAAGGAATATAACTTGGAAATACAAATTGAATTAGCTGATCTACGTAAGAAAAAAATATTCGTAGCTACGCCTATGTACGGTGGACAATGTCATGGTATGTATACTAAATCGAGTTGCGACTTAGCTAAGATTGCTCAAGCATATGAGATGGACATTAAAATGTTTTATCTCTTCAATGAATCTTTAATTACCAGAGCAAGAAACTATTGTGTAGATGAATTTTTACGTAGTGATTATACTCATATGATGTTTATAGATTCGGATATAGGATTTGATCCTAACGATGTTTTATCACTAGCTATTCTAGCTGAAGAGGGTAATAGAGATATTGTTTGTGGGCCATATCCTAAAAAGACAATAGCTTGGGAAAAGATAAAGCAAGCAGTAGAGATGGGTTTTGCTAATGAGAATCCTGGCTTATTAGAAAACTATGGTGGTGATTATGTTTTTAATCCATTATCTGATGATAAAGAATTAAGATTAGATGAACCTATACCTGTTCTTGAAGGTGGAACTGGGTTTATGATGATAACAAAAAATGCTTTTAAAAAATTTGATGAAGCTTATCCAGAATTAAGATATTTTCCAGATCATGTTCGAACTGCACATTTTGATGGTAGTCGTGATATTGGTATGTACTTTCAGGCATTAATAGATCCAGAGTCAAAAAGATATCTTTCAGAAGATTATATGTTTTGTCAGTATATGAGAAAAGCTGGAATTAAAACTTATTATTGTCCATGGATGAAATTATCACATACTGGTAGTTATGTTTTTGGTGGTAGTTTACTAGACTTAGCACAACTTGGTGCCTCAGCAACTGCTGATCCAGAACAAGTAGCAAAAATGAAAAAGAAAAAGAAAGAAGGTATACAATTGAACTTAGGAGAAGTTAAGTGAGTGAAAAAGTAAACTTTAAATTTGGTGAAGATAAAATTCTTAAAGAGTTGTACGATTATGTATCTGCAACTTATAAAGGACACTATTCTACAAACCAATTTCAATCGACAGAATTTATAATCGATTGCGGACATGGCGAAGGTTTTATGCTTGGTAATATAATCAAGTATGCACAGAGATATGGTAAGAAGAATGGTAAGAATAGAGCGGACTTGCTAAAAGTGGCTCACTATGCTATAATGGCTTTACATATAGATTCAAATCAATCAGGAGAAAATGATGATGCAAATAAGTGATGATACAATTGAAGTACTAAAAAACTTTGGTACAATAAACCCCTCCCTATCTTTCAAAGCAGGAAATACTGTCCGTACAGTTTCAGAGCAGAAAAATATTCTTGCCCAGGCAGTGATTGGTGAAACTCTTCCAATGAACTTTGCAATATATGAACTAAATCAATTCTTAGGTTTAGCTAGTTTATATGAGAAGCCTGATTTTGCTTTTGGTGAAAGAGAAGTAGTACTAAGTGAAGGTAATAATAGATCAACCTATACATATACTGATCCTTCTATGGTAACTTCTGCACCAGATAAAAATCTAGAATTAGATAGTATAGATGTATCTGTAAAAGTTAGTGCTGATGATTTAAAGAAAGTTCTAATGGCCGCTAATCAACTAGGTTTACCTGAAGTTGTTGTTCGTGGTGCAGATAGTAAAATATCTTTAGTAGCAACTGATACAAAAAATCCTACTTCTAATGAACATAGTGTAATTCTTGGTGAAACAAATAATGTTTTCTCAATGGTATTTAAAACTGAGAATTTACAAAAATTAAGTGTAAGTGATTATAACATAGAGATATCAAAATCTGGTATTGCTCATTTTAAATCAACTGCAAAAAACATTCAATATTGGATAGCGACAGAAACAAACTCTACCTTTTCTTAATATTGAAATTTTATATTATGGTGAATTATGCGAGAAGACTTTTTGTGGGTAGAGAAGTATCGCCCAAAGACAATAAAAGATACTATACTAAGTCCTGAGTTAAAAACTTTATTTCAGACTTTCGTTGATAATAAAAATGTACCTAATCTTCTTCTGACTGGTTCTCAAGGCATAGGTAAGACTACTGTTGCTAAAGCTATGTTAGAAGAATTAGGTGCTGACTATATTGTTATCAATGGTTCTGATGAAGGTAGATTAATAGATACACTCAGAACTAAAATTAAAAACTTTGCATCGTCTGTATCTCTAGCAGGTGGACGTAAGTATGTAATCTTAGATGAAGCAGATTATTGTAATGCAGAAACAGTTCAACCTGCACTCAGAAACTTCATGGAAGAGTTTAGTAAGAACTGTGGTTTTATAATGACATGTAACTTTGTCAATAAGATTATACAACCACTTCATAGTCGTTGTTCAGTTATAGAGTTTAAGATAGCAAACAAAGATAAGCCCAGTATGGCTAAAGAATTGTATGCTAGAATTTTAAATATTCTCAAACAAGAAAATGTTAGCTTTGAAGAAAAAGTAATTCAACAAGTTCTCGGAAAACATTTTCCTGATAATCGTAGAATACTAAATGAGTTGCAAAGATATTCTGCAACTGGCCATATTGATAGTGGTATACTTGCTAATCTATCCGAGACAAGTATCAAAGATTTAATGCAACTATTAAAAGATAAAGAGTTCACAACAATTCGTAAATGGGTTGGTAAGAATATTGATGGTGATGTTGCACCGATGTTTCGAAAAATATATGATACAATAAATCAATATGCAAAACCAAGTAGTCTACCTCAGATTGTTGTTACGCTTGCCGACTATCAATACAAGTCTGCTTTTGTAGCTGATCAAGAAGTTAACTTTATGGCATTTCTTACAGAGTTAATGGTAGATACAGAATGGCAGTAAAGAAAACAAATCCATTTGACTATATTAGTGCTATCAATACTTCTAAGAAAAACCTCATGCGAGGTAGTAATAACGATACAATAGCAGAAAAAGAATATAGTCCATTTCTAACTAATCGTGCATTATCTTATTTCAGTGATACGATAGGTTATGCCAATGAACTTAACCTAAGACACCATGCTGACAATCTTTTACAATTTGAGTATTTACTAAATATTGTCAGGCCTAAGAAAAGATTTTCTAAGTGGGTGAAAAAAGAAAATGATAGAGACTTGTCTCTTGTGAAAGAGTATTATGGATATAGCAATGCAAAGGCAATTCAAGTTCTATCAATTCTTACACCAGATCAGATTAAATTTATCAAGGGTAAATTAGAAAAAGGTGGAGTATGATTGATTTAGATAGTTTAGTAGAAGTTACACTGAAAGAAGATGAAGACTTTCTCAAGATAAGAGAAACTCTTACACGTATAGGTGTAGCAAGTAGAAAAGATAAAACTTTATTTCAAAGTTGCCATATTCTTCACAAGCAATCTCGGTACTATATCTGCCACTTCAAGGAGCTTTTCTCTATGGATGGAAAGCCGAGTAACTTTACAGAAGATGATATGGGAAGAAGAAATACAATAGCTAATCTTTTAGCTGAGTGGGGTTTAGTAAAACTAGTTAGTGAAGATAAGTCAAAAGATCCAGTAGCACCATTATCTCAAATAAAAGTGTTACCCCATAAAGAAAAAGATGGATGGACTTTATCTGCAAAATATAACATAGGAAAGAAAAGATAATGGGAAGGCGAGGACCAATGAGATACATTACTAACTTTGATAAAGTAGTAGACTTCATGAGAGCATTTAAACAGAATGTAGCAGATAAACCTACTATGTTAGATGAAAAGACTTTACAACTTAGACTAGAACTCATAGAAGAAGAACTAAGAGAACTTTATCTTGGTGTTGAAAGAAAGAACATAATAGAAGTTGCTGATGCTCTTACTGATTTGCTCTATGTTGTTTATGGTATGGGAGCGGCTATGGGTATAGAACTAGACTATTGTTTTGCTGAAGTTCATAGTAGTAATATGTCTAAATTGGGTGAAGATGGCAAACCGATATATCGTGAAGACGGAAAAGTATTAAAAGGCCCTAACTATAAACCACCTAATCTTTATGATTGTGTACATCATGAAGAAGTATTAGAAAAGCTAAAGAAGATAGAAGCTAATTCATATAATACTGATAGAGAGCAAGTTCAACAGTTAAGTTTATTTGATGAGGACTCTGCCGTTACAGGCAAGTGACTTGACAAAAGCATAAATTTTTGTTATTATAAATACAGTTGAAGTACGCCTATTAAGGGTGCTTCTTAATTTTAATATTCTAGCTTAATAAAGGAGAATAGCAATGAATAACCTTACCACATTTGACATTAATAAATTCACGCCCTACGCCGTAGGTTTCGATAGAGTATTTGATCATCTTATGAATCATACTCATAATATGGCCACATCAACTGGATTTCCTCCATACAATATAGTCAAACATGACGAATATGAGTTCTCAATTGAGATGGCGTTAGCGGGATTCTCAAAAGAGGATATCGAAGTCGTTGTAGAAGACGGCACTATTACAGTTAAATCAGTATTCGATGATAAAGTCGAAAATGCTGAAGTACTTCATAGAGGTATCTCGCAGAAAAAATTTACACGTAAATTTACCATTGCTGACGATATCGAAGTAAAAGGCGCTGAACTCAAAAACGGATTGTTAGAAATCTCATTAGAGAGAATTGTACCAGAGCATAAAAAGCCTAAGACTATTAAAATCAAATAATACTTATTAGTCTTTTTTGCAATTATAAATAAGGGTAGAACTAAAAATTCTACCCTTATTTTTTTAGGAGATGTTAAAATGTTTGGACTATTCAAAAAGGTAGGTTTAAAAAAATCAAAGAAAGGCGAGATTATGGCTAATTCGAATTACAATGCATGTTTGGAAATAATATTACATCATGAAGGTGGTTATGTAAATCACCCAAAAGATCCTGGTGGAGAGACTAACCTCGGTGTTACTAAAAGAGTATATGAAGAGTGGGGTGGTAAGAAATCTATGAAAAATCTTACAGTTGATGATGTTGCGCCAATATACGAAAAAAACTATTGGGGCCGTTGTAAATGTGATGATATACCAAATGGTTTGGACTTATGTGTTTTTGATTTTGGAGTAAATGCTGGTACAGGAAGATCTGCAAAGTATTTACAAAATGTCGTTGGAGCTACTGCTGACGGAGCAATAGGTAAAAATACAATCAAAAAAGTTAATGAATATGTTGAAGAACATGGTATAGAATATGCGATTAAAAAGTTTCAAGCGAAGAGACAAGGTTATTATGAAAGACTAAAAACATTTGAGACATTCGGTAGGGGTTGGACTAGAAGAGTTACCGAAACAACGGAATCAGCTTTAAAGATGATCTAAAATGGTTTACAGAAACAAAACATTTGCAAATAGTGTAGTTGTTGGTTTAAGTTCTGGAAAAGTTGAGTTAGCCGCTGATAGTGGAGATTTACTAATTAAATCTGGTGGCTCAACAGCAACAGTTCGTCCAGGACTAGGCATAGTAGAACAACAACCAGTTGTAATTATAGCTAACAAGGCGGCGTTGCCTTTGCCTCCTACAGGCATCACTAACGGAGCTTTATATTATACTACAGCATCCAGTGAACTGTTTATGAAATCAGGAGGTGGTTGGTACAGAGTATCTATGGTAAATACAAGTCCATCAATAACTCTGAACAAAACTACGGCATCTATCACTACATCTACTTTAACTTTAGATGTAAACTATACAACAGTAGAACCAGAAGGTACACCAGTCACTATTGCTTTAGCTAATTCAGGTATTGCTGATACAAATGTAGCTACAATTACTCATACAACTGCAAACAATAATATACGAGTAGTGTTTGATGGTTCTACAGATTTATCAGATGCAACAATCACTGCAACTGTTACAGATGGTGTAAATACGGGTGTAGGAACAATTACATTTAGTACTGCATATGCAGTGAAAGATTCAAGAAATACTCTTGTATTATTAAAAGCTAATTCAGAGGGTGGAGATAATTATACGTTCAGTGATCAATCTGATAGTAATCATACTATTACACCTACAGGATATGCCAGAACATCATCATTTAGTCCTTATCGTCCCAACGGATATGCACAACACATAAACGGAGGTAGATATATTGATATAGCCGCCTCTTCTGATTTTTCTTTCTCAGGACAGTGGAGTGTAGAGTTTTGGTTCTGGGGAGATGAACAGCAATCTAGTTCAGGAACATCAGGTTGGCATGATGTGTTTCAAATTGGTAGTTCATACATGGAAATAAACAACGATGGGTATTGTGCAACTGGCTCTAATATGTTTGGTTCTGTAGGTAGTAGTGTGAGTGGAGAAACACACCCAATACTCTGGAATCGTTGGAATCATATAGCATATACTAGAGATGGTAGTAATGTTGTACGTCACTATGTAAACGGAAGATACACAAACAAAGCTACAGTAACAGGAAGTGCTGGCTCATCTTCTAATGCACCTCGACTAGGTTTGTATACTAGTGAGGCGGCAGAGTGTTTCTTATATGATGTTAGAATATCAAATACAGCAAGATACACTAGTGAGTATGGTTTTGATTTACCCACTGCACCTTTTGAGAGTGACTCAAATACTATGGCTTTAGTTTGTACAGGTAGTATGCTAAAAGATTATGGGCCTAATAGTCATGCTGTTACTACGAATACTAGTGGTACTGGTAAACAAATAGGACACACACCTTTTGATAGGGGTGCATATGATGTAAGCAAACATGGTAACTCAGCAATCATTACAAATGCACGTTCATCATCTTACGTAAAGCTACCTCGCTCTGCTGATTTGTATGACTGGAATCCTTCAAGTAATCATTTTACATTAGAGTTTTGGTTATATAGTAGAGCATTTAGAGTAGGCTCGCCTAATAATTCACCTTGTGTATTTTCTCATGCAACCGGTTCAGATAATACTTTCTATTGGGGTTTTGGTACAAACACAAGTGGTAATCTATATTTTTATTACTATAATGGTTCTGCTCAAACTATTACCGCCTCGACAACTATGTATACAAATCAGTGGTATCATTGTGCTTTTTATAAAGACAACTCTGGAAATATAAAGATTTATTTGAATGGTGTTCAAGATGCAAGCACAACTGTTTCTGGAACACCTCAGACTAGTTCTAGCACTGACGTATGGATAGGAAGAGCCCAAAATAATACAGTTGGTAATTTTAACATAGCTGATGTTAGAATTGTAAAAGGTGAAGCAGTTTATACTGGAGCATTCACACCACCAACTGGCCCACTCACAAAGACTGGTGGCACGTATTCATCAACAACAAATGTCAACACAGGTATCACTGCATCAAATACTAAACTACTTCTAAACTTTCCTGCTGGTATAGAAGATTTAGGGCAATGTTCTGAACAGGTAGAATTTTATCAGTCAGATAGTACAGATGTAGAAGGTGATACAGGTGTAGTAAAATATGGTGGAAAGCCCACAATAAAAACTGATTTTAGTGCTGGTTTTACTTCTATACATACACCTCTTTTTGAATTGTATAACTCACCATGGACAATTGAGATGTGGGTACGTCTGACTCAAAGTGGACAAGCAAGTATATTTTTTGATTCTGATGCAGGTACTTATGGTGGTAATCTTTCTGCAAGAATAGATTATGCAGATAGTAGTAGGATATTTTATACAGATTTAGGACTTTCAGCCAGTTACGCCTATACGAATAGTGAGATTGTATTTTTAAATACTTGGAATCATTTAGTCTTTCAGCAAAATCCTAGAAATATGAAAGACAGTGAAAATGGCATATTAACAATATGGGCAAATGGTACAGTATTAGGTAGTATGAATGCACTTGACAAATATGCAAGTGCAACTGCTGATACTGCCACATGGAATGCTTTAAGACTTCTAGGCGCACAAGGGCCAGGAGGAGGATATTCTGCATTTACAGGTAACTCACAAGATATTCGAGTTTCGTCTGGAGCAAGATATCCATTTATGCCTGTAAATCAAACTCTCACAACAACTAACTCAGCAAGAACAGGTGTTACAGCAACTGGATCTAATACAAAACTTCTTGCATTCACTACAACCACAACCACAACAGATGTAACAACTAATCATACAATAACATCTCAAGGTGATCCTACTGGTGTCAGTTGGGGTCCTGTAGCTGGTATGAAATCTGTTTACTTAGATGGTACTGGAGATTATTTTACAATTCCTAATCATGCAGATTTTAATTTCGGTACAGGTGCCTATACAATAGAGTTTTGGATTAATACAAGACAAACTTACGCTTGGATTTTCTACAACGCTAACAGTAACACAGGTGTTAGAATATCTATAGGTAATGAAGCCTCCTCTAGTCCTGGACAAATATTCTTAAATGAACAAGTAAGTAATAATAGTAGTAATTATTATTCTCATTGTAGAATAGATGATGGTTCTTGGCATCATGTAGCATTTTGTAGAGATGGTGTATCAAGAAGAGTATTTGTAGATGGTAAATTAGAACATAAAAACGCACTTACAAATAGAGATTTAGCATCTGGTACTGTAGGACACATAGGAAGAAAACAAGGCCTTGCTGATGCTACTCAGTTTAAAGGATACATTTCTAATTTTAGATGGATTAAAGGACAAGCCTTGTATGCAGAAACATTTACCCCTCCTTCTGCATTACTTACAGGTTAACTAAATAGATATAAAAGAGAGTAATTATGGTACAAAAATTATCTTACACAGCGAATAGTATTACACTAGGAACAGGCACAAGTAAAGTTGTTTTAGGTGCAGATAGTGGTAATCTAATTGTAAAAGATTCACAAGCAAATACATCTATAATAGAACCAGGACTTGGCATACAAGGTGCAGGTGCTGTTACAACTTATGCAAACTCTTCAGTGTTACCATTTTCGCCTATATCTCCAGCAGGCAGTTTAGCATATGCAACAGCAACTGGTACATTGTATATGTCTAATGGTTCTGGTTGGTATAAAATATCATTGATTAATACTGCGCCGTCAATTACTTTATCATCAACAGCGGCTAATCCAACTCTTGATGGTTTGACTTTAGATTTTACATATACAGTAAATGAACCTGAAGGTACACCAGTAACTATTACTCTAGCTAACTCAGGTATTGCTACTACAGGTAATGTTGCGGTAACACATACAACAAGTAATAATCATCTTCGTTTAGTATTTGATGGTACTACAGAGTATTCAGGAGATGCTACAGTAACATTAACTGTAACTGATGGTGTTAATACTGGAACAGGAACTATAACAATTGACACTAACTACATATCAACAGTTAACAATTCAGCCAGAGCAGGTACTCTTTTAGTTGGTAATTATGTTGCTAACCAAGTTACAAATTGGGATAGAGATGTTAAAGACGATGGCTCATCACCTTGGACGGCATCTCAAACAAAATTTGGTAAATACACATATACGGCAACACAAAATAATACTATTGACAAAAACCGTCCTAGAGAAGGTATTATGAGACTTGCTACTTCTCCTTATCAACCAAAAGGAACTTCTTACAGTTTTAGTACTTACTATAAGGGAAGAATAATGGTAAGGAATAAAGATACCACTTCCTTAGTTATGCCACAGTCAGGTAGTTGGACATTAGAAGGTTGGGCTGAACAAATGCAGTTTGGACAAGCTGGTAGTAATTATAGTTCTGCTTCTGTGGCTTGGAATGCGATTATTGCCACAGAAAATTACGATGTTACTGGTGGTGGTATGGCTCTAGTTTTCAATGCTACGAGTAAAAAAATAGATCTTAGAGTTTCATCAGGTACATCAGATTCAGTTTTGATAGCTGGAAGTAATAAAATTACAAGAACAAATGTAACTAATAATTATAGTGGATATGCATTTGGAGCAACAACCACTGGTTGGGTTCATTGGGCTATTGTTAACAATAGTGGTACAATAACTTTGTATACGAACGGAAGATCAGAAGGTAGTGCTTCACAACCTTATGATTTCAATACTACTACTGGAGATTTAATGATTGGTTGTTCTAAGTATTATGCTGTAGGTAGTGGTAATGATGACATGTGTATCTTACCTGGATATATAGCTGATGTTAGACTTGATAAAAGTGCTGTCTACACTTCTGAATTTGCTCCACCTAAAACTCATTTAGAACCTCTTTCAAATACTAAATTTCATTTGCCATCTGCCCACAATAGAATAGCTGACAGAAGTACTATAGGACATCGTGTCGAAGGTTGGAGTACACAAAGTTGGGCAAATCATTTGTATGGAGCGACCCCAGTTGACGGATCACCTTATGATCATATAGCTTATGATCCAGCAGTACATGGTGGTAGCTACATGATAAACGGAAACAATGACGAAGCTATTATACAATTTAATTCAACAGAAAGTTTTGCTGGAGATTTTTCAGTATCTTTTTGGTATATGCCAATAAACTTAAATGGTTTAGGAGAGTATGGCTATTTTATTGGAATGGGATCAAATGGAAATGTAATTGGACTTGGAACTTATAAATCGAGTAGTACTTATTATTACAAAACAGCGTTAGCTGGTTCTACCATAAATCATTCCAGTGGTTTTAATAATGGTTCTACAGAATCTGGCGGAAAACAGAATATGAAAGGTTGGCAATATGTTTGTATACAAAGAAGTAGTGGTTCAGTAACATTTCATATTAATGGTGATCTACTAAGAACATCATCAAATAGTGATACTTTAAATGTTTCAAATTTGAGATGGGGAGGTAATGCTCAATCTACACAGTATAATTATCTAAACGACATGTTAATTCTTTCAGATTTACATATTTTAAATGGATCAACTTTATCATCTACAGCACCGCCCACAGAACTAAGAGCAACTGGAAGTGCTATTCATCATTTAAAATGTAATGATATGGCATATTACAATACAGGAACAGGAGATATAAGCTTCTACTATAATCCTGATTATGCTATGAGATATAGTGGCACTGGAGCTGGACTAATTCAAACAGTTAATGATAGTCCTCCTGGATATAGTTTACATTCCATTGACTTTCCTGGAAGTGGTAATGGTGGGCAAGAGAATTATGCCGGCGGACTTAGACTTAAAGGTCCTCAAAATCATAGATTTATGACAGATGCTTGGGGTGGAGAATCAGAGAAAAAAGGTGCTTTTACTGTTGCTTTTTGGTTTAAAGCTGGTGATGTTTCTGGAACACAAAGTTTGTACTACAACGGAACTACTGGAACTGATTCTCAAGATTGTGCCCTTCAAGTATATTTAAGTGGTAGTACATTAACTACTAAAGTTTGGAAAGAAGATAATTCCCTAGAGGGTACTATAACAAAATCTAGCATATCAGCAGATACTTGGTATTATGTCTCAGTTACTTTTAGTAATTTAGGTGCTGTTACTATGCATGTTGATGGAGTTCTACAAGGACGATTTAATCAGACAAGAGCTTTAAATAGTAATAGAAATTTTCCACTTCGTAACAATTATGTTTTTCTAGGAAGTAGAGCTAACAATAGTACTTCTAGTATGACTGAGGAATATAATGGACAGCTTACAGATGTCTTTCAAATATGTCAGGCATATTATCCACAAAATATAGTTCCAACTGTTAGTTCTAAATCAAACTCTCAGTCACATGAAACTACTACAGCTTCAAATACTAAGTTGATAGCCGCCAGTGGAAGTACTGTAACTACAGAAGGAACAGGAGATGGCACTCATACTATTTCTGCAATAGGTAGTCCAACAGTATCTAATTTTGCACCTCAAAGAGCGCCTGCTGGTTGGAAGTCAATATACTTTGATGGTACTAACGATGGACTTAGCGTGTCTGCACATGCTGACTGGCAAATGGGTTCGAGTGATGATTTTTGTATTGAGTTTTGGTATTGGGCTGAAGACTGGCAGGGTTCAGGACACACTACTTTCTTTAACGTAGGAAATGGTTTTGGTTCTGCCGATTTCAAAATATATAGAAACAGTGATCAAACGATTAAATTATGGAATGGTACTGCTAATGTGTTACAAACAAATACAGGAACTGTGGATCAAATAGATTCAGATTGGCCCTCCGTATATGCTTGGAATCATATCGCTCTTACTAGAAAAAGTGGAAAAGTTCTTCTATGGTATAATGGTTCGCCTTCACAAGTAGGAGACATAACAGGTAATACTGACGTTCTTAATGGTGGAACAGGAAACGTATTATACATCGGACAAGCTATCAATGGTACTCAGAGATTTAAAGGATATCTATCACAGTTTAGATGGGTTAAAGGTGATTGTGTGTATGAAGAAAATTATACAAAACCAAGTAAGTCTCTTTTCTCATAGGAGTTAACATGCAAATAGGTAACGTAACTAATCAATATATTAATACTTATGTTAATGATGGTACACAAGTTGCTAATCAAGAGTATGTTAGAAAACAAGAAAGAGTACAAGAGTATAATCAAGCACAGTGGCAAAGAGAACAGCAAAAGAGAATGTATCAGTGGATGGCATACATAATGATGATGCAGTTTTTCGCAAAGAATAACATGTGGAATCTATTAAACGATATGAGAATACAAAGAACATTGGATATAATGGCATGAACAAAGAAGCATTTCTCACACATTTCGCTATGCTAGTTATAGGTATAGTTACTGGTTACGCAATATATAATTATCTGTAAGCTTGACATATAGCATACAATCTGTTATTATGATCTTATGAGATTCTATACAAACGCTTTTGTTCGTGGCAGTTACGTGTATGTTCGTGGCCACGACTTCGGTAAAAGATTTTATGATAAGATTTTTTACAAACCAACTCTCTACGAACCAAGTAGAGAAAAAACAAAATTCACAACAATAGATGGCCATTCAGTCAAACCCAAAAAGTTTGATAGTATAAGTCAGTGTAAAGATTATATCAAAAAATACGAAGATGTAACTGGCTTTACATTTTATGGTTCTACACTTCATGCATACACATATCTAAATGAAAGATATGGTAATGACTATGATATGGAAAAGATACGTATCGCTAATATAGATATCGAAGTTGGTTCTGAAGATGGCTTTCCAGAACCAGAACAAGCTAATCAGCCTATCACTGCTATCACTATCAAGATGAAAAATAAATTGTATGTCATGGGTATAAACAATTACCAAAATGATAGAGATGATGTGTATTATATAAATTGTAAATCTGAACATAATCTAGTCGATGTATTTCTCAAGACATGGAAGAAACTTGATCCAGATATTGTTACTGGTTGGAATATTCGTTTCTTTGATATACCTTATCTTGTAAATAGAATTACGAAAATATTTGGTGAATATAAAGCAGAGCAACTATCACCTTGGGGTTTCATACGAGAAAGAAAAATTCAACAGTTGCAGAGAACTTTACAATCTTATGAATTATATGGTGTAGCACAGTTAGATTACATTGAACTCTATAAGAAGTTTACATACTCAGCACAAGAAAGTTATAGACTAGATCATATTGCAAATGTAGAAGTTGGTGAAAAGAAATTAGATTATTCTGAGTTTGCTAATCTACACCAATTGTATAAATTAGATTATCAAAAGTTTATTGACTATAACATACGAGATGTTGAACTAGTCGAAAGAATAGAAGATAAGATGAAACTTATCGAAATGGCCATGGCACTTGCTTATGATGCGAAAGTCAATTATGAAGATGTGTACACTCAAGTTCGCATGTGGGATGTATTAATACATAACTACCTTCTTGATAAAAGAATGGTTATACCTCAGAAAAAAGTCAAGAGAAAAAACGAAGCATATGAGGGTGCTTATGTAAAAGATCCACAAGTTGGTTTACATAAGTGGGTTATGTCTTTTGATTTGAACTCATTGTATCCACATTTAATCATGCAATATAATATATCACCAGACACTTTGATTAATGGTTCTATCAGAGATATATCTATTGAAGATGTTGTCAATAAAAATGTAACTACACCAAAAGATAAAGTTCTTGCCGCAAATGGCCAATATTTCAGAAAAGATAAGAAAGGCTTTCTTACTGAAATGATGCAATCGATGTATGAAGATAGAGTTATCTACAAAAAGAAAATGATACAGGCTCAGAAAGATTTACAAAAGACAAAATCAAAAGAGTTGGAAAAAGATATATCAAAGTATTCTAATATGCAATTGGCAAAGAAAGTCCAGTTGAACTCTGCTTATGGTGCATTGGGTAATCAATACTTTAGATTTTATGACATAAGACAAGCGTTAGCTATAACTAAGTCTGGCCAACTCTCTATCAAGTGGATAGAAGCACGTATCAACGAATATTTGAACAAATTACTAAGTACAGATAATCAAGATTATGTGATTGCATCTGACACAGATTCGCTATACATTACATTTGAGAAAATGATAGATAAATTTAAACCTAATAATCCAATAGAGTTTTTAGACAAAGTTGCTCAAACTAAGATAGAACCATTCATAGATAAAAGTTATCAAGAACTTGCAGATATAATGAATGCATATGATCAAAAGATGTTTATGAAAAGAGAAGCTATCGCTGACAAAGCTATATGGACAGCCAAGAAAAGATATATGCTTAATGTATATGATAATGAAGGTGTAAGATATACAGAACCTAAACTAAAGATGATGGGTATAGAAGCTATCAAATCTAGTACCCCACAAGCTTGTAGAAATAGTATTAAGAAAGCTATCAATCTAATTATGTCAGAAGAAGAGAAAACAGTTCAAGACTATATTGCAAGTTTTAAGAAAGAGTTTTTCAATTTACCTTTCGAAGAAGTAGCTTTTCCTAGAGGTGTTTCTGAGTTAAATAAATACGACAGTGGTGAAAGAGATAAACTTCAACTTGTAAAGTCTACTCCTATACATGTTAGAGGTGCATTGGTATTCAACCACTTAGTAAGACAAAACAAATTAGAAAAGAAATATCAAACAATCAAAGATGGCGAAAAGATAAAGTTTTGTTACATGAAAGAACCTAATGTTATGAAACAAAATGTATTATCTATTATCAATGTATTACCTAAAGAATTTGATATTGATACTTTTATAGATTATGAAATGCAATTTAACAAATCGTTCCTTGAACCCTTAGAATTAATTTTAGAAAAAATTGGTTGGGCATCAGAGAAACGTGCAACACTGGAGGACTTTTTTTCATGAGTGATTTAGATTTTGATTTTGGCTTTACAGCCGTTACAGAACAAGAATTAGAAGTAGTACAACTAGCCCAAGATGAAGCAGTGCTTAATAAATCTGGACTTGACAAAACACAAGAAAAATGCGATACTCTATATAACATGATTAAACCTTTGTTAAATAATCTTGCGAAGAATCCAGAGAAAGATTATATTCATTGGCCAGGTAAACTAAGAAGTAAAAAGATAGAAGAATTTTCTGATAAACTAGATGAGGTATATAATAAATGAATAGTTTTTTAAGTAATGTAATAAAGGGTATCGACAACACTAATATATTAGCTGATGGTGGTAACTCTTCTGAATTTACTGGTACAATAGATACTGGTTCTTATATTATGAATGCAGTACTTAGTGGTAGTTTGTATGGTGGTGTTCCTAATAATAAAATAACCGCATTTGCCGGTGAGTCAGCAACTGGGAAAACCTTTTTCGTTCTAGGCGTTATCAAACAATTTTTAGAAGATAATGAAACTGGTGGTGTTATCTATTTTGATACAGAGGCCGCAGTAACAAAAGATATGATGTCTTCTAGAGGCATCGATGTATCAAGAGTATCTATTGCAGAACCAGAGTCTATCGAAGACTTTCGTACAAGTGCAGTAAAGATGCTAACAAACTATATGGAACATAAAGATGCTCCACCAATGATGATGGTACTTGACTCATTAGGACAACTATCGTCAGCAAAAGAATTAGAAGATGTCGAGTCTGGTAAACCAGCAAGAGACATGACAAAAGCACAATTGCTACGTGGTACCTTTAGAGTGTTATCTCTGAAACTTGCAAAAGCAAAAGTACCTCTTCTTGTTACTAATCATGTGTACGATGTGGTTGGTGCATACATACCTATGAAAGAAATGTCTGGTGGTGCTGGACTAAAGTATGCATCATCATCTATCGCAATGCTATCTAAGAAAAAAGATAAAGATGGCACTGATGTAATTGGTAACATAGTAAAAGTACAAATGGCTAAATCTAGATTTACTCAAGAGAATAAAAGAGTAGAAGTAAAACTATCTTACTCAACTGGACTAGATAGATATTATGGACTATTAGATTTAGCAGAGAAGTATGAAATCATCAAGAAAGTTTCAACGAGATATGAAATGCCTGATGGTACAAAAGTTTTTGGTAAAACTATCAATCAAGATCCTGAGAAGTATTTTACTGAAGACATAATGACAAAACTAGAAGAAGTAGCAAAGAAGGAGTTTCTCTATGGCGAACCTACCAATGAACTTTCAGTTGACGAGGGGACAGAAGACAGCCTACATTGAGGGTGATAAAGTATATTGGCAACACTGGTGTATGTGGGAAGATGATGTTGTTAATTTAGAATATCCTACTCGTTGTGGTTGTGGTGATTTAATTGATGAAGAAGATGTTGATATAATAAGAAAGATGCATAATGGCTAAAGATACTGATAGATTGATTTTTTTAATGGAAGAAATAAGTATATTAGAAAAGAAACTTCAACCTCATGATACTGGACATATACACACTGCGATAAGTGTATTGAAAGATAGAGTTCAAGAAGTCAAAGAACAAATTGATGGGAGTAAATAATGGCACGTAAAGCAAGAGGATTTAGTATAGCAGTTCACGAACCAACAAAAGTGAAAACTTCTATCGGTAATGGTATGTTATCTCTAACCAAAATGAACAAACATAAAAGAAGAGGGTTCAAAAAGTATAGAGGCCAAGGTAAAAAAAGATGAGAAATATTGGCGATGATATAATTATACCTAATTATCATACTATAGAAAAACATGATAAAATGTTTCACAGTGATCAAGATTGTGTGGTTTTAGATGATGAGCCTTACGAAGGTGTGATTATACAATATGATGTTGTTCAAGCTTATGAAGAAAAAGATGAGAATGGTGACAATATAGGTAAGTTTAGTTTTAATTTTATTATATGTGAAAATCCTAATAAATTGGATTTAGCAACTGTAGAATTTAAAACTATTCTAGGAGATATATTACAAAAACTTTTAAAGGAACATTTAGAACGTGCAGAACAGGATTGAACTAGTAGTACTTAAACATCTTCTTAATGAAGAAGATTATGCAAGAAGAACTCTGCCTTATCTCAAGGCAGAATATTTTTCAGAAACAAATGAGAAATCAATTTATCAAGAGATAGATAAATATTTGTCACAATACAATGCATTGCCAACAAAAGAAGCATTGTTAATTGAACTTGATAATAATTCATCTATAACAGATGAAAGCTTCAGTAAATGTTCTAGTATAGTATCTGAACTCAACTCAGATCCAGATACAGACAAAGAATGGTTAATAGAAAAAACTGAAAAGTTTTGCCAAGAAAAGGCTATTTACAATGCAATTATGGAATCAATATCTATTATCGATGGTAAAGATAAACAAGACAAAGGAAGTATACCAGAACTTCTCTCTGATGCTCTGTCTATTTCCTTTGATCCTTCTATTGGGCACGACTTTATTGATGATAGTGATAGTCGTTGGGATTTTTATCACCGTGTTGAAGAACGTATTCCTTTCGATTTGGATTACCTTAATAAAATTACCAAAGGTGGTTTACCTAAAAAGTCGCTCAATATTATACTCGCTGGTACGGGCGTTGGTAAATCGTTAGCAATGTGCCATATGGCTTCAGCTAATTTGCTTGAAGGTAAAAATGTTCTGTATATTACTATGGAAATGGCAGAAGAAAAAATCGCAGAGAGAATAGATGCTAACTTACTTAATGTTTCTCTAGAAGAATTAATAGATTTACCAAAACAGATGTATGATAAAAAGATTGATAGGGTAAAAGGTAAAACTAGTGGTAAATTAATTGTAAAAGAATATCCTACTGCCTCTGCTCATGTAGGGCATTTTAGACATCTTCTAAATGAACTTAGATTAAAGAGGCAGTTTATGCCAGATATCATCTATATTGACTATTTAAATATTTGTATGTCTCATAGAATAAAGACTGGTTCAAATGTAAACTCATATACTTTGATAAAATCTATAGCAGAAGAACTTAGAGGCCTTGCAGTAGAAAAAAATCTTCCTATATTATCTGCAACACAAACTACAAGAAGTGGTTTTACCAATTCAGATTTAGGCTTAGAAGATACTTCTGAATCTTTTGGTTTACCTGCAACTGCTGATTTTATGTTTGCTCTTATATCTACTGAAGAACTTGAAGATTTAAATCAGATAATGGTGAAACAACTCAAGAACAGATATAATGATCCTACCCTATATAAAAGATTTGTTCTTGGTGTTGATAGGGCTAAGATGCGACTCTACGATGTAGAGCAATCTGCACAAGGTGATGTCCTTGATGGGCCAGTATTTGATAATACTCAATTCGGTGAAAGAGTAGAAGAAGAAGTTAAAATTAAAAAAGGTAAAAAAGACTTTACGGGATTAAAAGTATGAGATGGTTTAGAAAAAAGAATAAACAGTATATTAGTAAAAGACATAAAGGCATATACTATGTCTATGATACTAAGACAAATCAGAAAGTCTGGAAATCTGAAAGTAAAGAACAAAACGAATCACTTATTGATAGACTCAATTGTGGTTATGGATTCAATGGGAAAATACCTAGCTTTTTCAATAACTTACAAGAGGGTTGACTTTTTATTCTAACCTGCTATTATAATAGTATGTTAGTTACTTATTTCAATTCAAATAAAGCAGAAAGAGCCTTGATTGACAAAGCCCTTATCTTTGCTAAAGAGCAACTTCTACCTAAAGTTAGAAAACTTGAGATAGATGTTATAATGAAAAACAACATGCAATCAGATGGTTTCGTTGATGTTGATATAGATGACAATAGATATTTTACACTACGTATCAAAAAGAGTCAAGACATAGATGATCTGATCACTACTATTTTTCATGAGTTTACCCACATAATGCAATCAGTTAAAGGACAAGATATCTTTGCTCCTACTGATGTTGACTATCTTGAAAGAGATTATGAAATTGAAGCTTTCGATATGCAAGAAAAATTATTGCTTGACTTTAAGGCTCAATCTGATATTATAATAGTGTAAGTGATTCGAAAGAGAGAGAAAATATGAATTTAGAAAAAACAATTATTGCTAAAGATTTAATTGATAGACTTCTTAAAATACACAATAGAAATCCTTATATGTATAGAAGTGATCCTTATCGTGACTTTTTAATTTGGGGTGAAAAAACTTATGATACTAAAAAAACATTTGATAGTATTGGTAAAGATTATGGTTTATGTCGTGAGAGTGCAAGACGAATTGTTAAAAAAGTTAATAGATTTCTTAAAAAAGCATTAAAAGAAATCGCTTGACTTTAATTCTAGATATGCTATTATAATAGTGTAAGTGATTCGAAATAAAACAGAGAGGTTAATATGGCTTATATTTCACAAGAAGACAAAAAAGAACTCGCACCTGCTATCAAAAAGGTGCTTAAAGATTTCGGTATGAAAGGCTCTATTTCTATCCGTCATCATATGTCACTTGTTGTGACAGTAACTGAAGGTATTCTAGATTTTACAGAATATTTTCGAAAGGGCGATGACGGCCACATTCAAGTCAATACTTATCATCTTGACAACTTCTATACAGGAACTGTCAAGAAGTTTCTTAAAGAGTTGCACAAAGCAATGAAAGGAACTAAATGGTTCGATAAGTCTGATGCCATGACAGATTACTTTCACACTGCTTACTACATCGATATTAACATCGGTAAATGGAGTAAGCCTTACACAAAGGTAGGTGTATAATGTTAGACACCATGATAAAAGCTAAGATAACAGAAGATGTTAACATGACAGTGCCATTATATCTAATGATGTCTTATGCTTACTATCAGGAAGATAAACCAATAGCAACGGACGCTACTTTTGACGTTGTAGCAAAAATGCTATTAGAAAGTTATGATAAAATAAATCACCATCATAAGAAGCTAATAAGCAAAGATAGTTTAGAGGCTGGTACTTATTTGGGTGTATACCCAACAATAGTGAAAGACACTGTTCAGATGGTAAGAAAAAAGTTTTTAGGGGGTTGACAAATTTTGTATTCCTGCTATTATAATAGAGTAAGTGATTCGAAAGAGAGGTTAAAAAAATGGGAATGTCAAGTTACATTTTAAATTGTGAAGAAAATTTCTGGGATAGTGTCGTAGATATTATCAAAGAGTCTGATACAATTGTTGAAGCAACTACTGAAGCAATGAAACTATGGAAGAAAGAAGTTCCTCACTTAGATGAAGATGATGTCTTCGGCCAAGTAGAAGATTATTGGAATGACTTTTGGAGCAACTACATATAGAGAGGTTAATATGATAGATTATGAGGCATATCGTTTTTTTGAAAACGAAGATGGCATGAAAGAATTTGCTAAAGAGATAATAAAGAAAAATGTTGACTTAGCAAAAACTTTGCAGTTTGAACTTAACGCCCAATTGCAGGACAAAGAAGTAATTGATTGGGACATAAAAGCGCCAGATGTTTTTTACAGAGGCTGAGGAGAATAATATGTTTATAGCAAAACCACATCTAAATAACAATATTGGTGTTAAAGAATTTGAAGACATTCACGATGCGATTGGGTATCTTGAAGAAGCAACAGGTTTCGAAATGTCTTTTGAGTTAGATCGTAAAAAGAAAAAGAAGTTGATTAAAGATGGTATGCCTTCTTTAGAGGCAAATGAATTATCAAAAACTTACGATTGGGAACTGATTGGAAAGTTGATAAGAAAATGAAACCAAGTAAGATAGAAAATCAAATCGTAGCTTTTAGAGTTCCTAAATCTTTGAATGCTAAACTAGATAAGTATGCTGATATGGAGATGTTATCTAAATCTGATATCATCAGAAGAGCCGTACTAAAAGAATTAAAAGTCTTGCAAGAAACACATGGTGATTTATCACTATCACAAGTTTCTGGTAAACCAAACCAATGGAGTGTTAAATGAAAAAAGTATTATTAATTTTAGGTGTACTGTTCATCTCAGGTTGTCAAACTACATACTTGACAAAAAATGGTGAAGAGTTGGTAGGAAACTCAGTTCTTGGGTGTTTAGCTGGTGAATTGTTCTTTAAGAATTGTGAAGCTGGTGCAGTTGGTGGGGCCGCTGTAACTGTGATACGAAACGAGCAAAAGTAATGTTAGATACAATTTTATTAGTTATTATGTTTATTGCACTTTTTATCACTGTTAGATTTTGCATATATGGAGACTGGTAAAAGTGAGATATATCGCCATAGCATATGTATCTTTTTTTGTTGCATGTATTGTAGTTGCAACACCTCTAGGTGAATTTGTAATTGTAAATAAAAATATGCTTGAAGAATATCTTGTAGTTTTATTAATTATTTTTATTTTAATGGTTGACAAAAAGCGAATCATATGCTATATTAATAGCATAGTCAATAAAAAGAGAGAGAGAAATTATGACATTAGCAGTAGAAAATAAAGCTTTAGATTTAGACAAAGGTATTGAGTCTATGCTTGATATCGCTAAAAGCGATTATGTTGATTGGACTACCCGAGGTGGTGCCAAAGAATTGTCAGACGTTAACAAGAGAATGATTACTGAGTTTAATGATGGTTTCGTTGTTAAGAAAGGCTCTAAGTATGCCAAAATATTAAATCGTCACCAATGTTGGGGTTTCGTTGTCGCTACTGACACTGATAAAAAGTTCAAGAAAGGCGACATCTTGATGGCCGCAGGGTATAATGCACCTGCTAGAAATGCCGCTCGAGGAAATGTTCTCGATGGTGGTTATCATATAAGATGGACGGGCCCTTTATATTTGAAGTAATAAGTACATATGAGTTAGGTAAACCGAGCAACCTCTCTCTCACTTTCTCACTAGCTCGGTTATGGGAGGGACGCTGACATTGATCAATATCCCTCCCTTTTTTATAGGTATAATATGATTGTAAGAAATAAAAAAGCAATAGAACGTGAAAAGAAATTATTAAATGACTTGTTAGTAAAGACAGGTTATACCAAACCAAAAAAGAAATTTAGATATGATTTTCCAGATTTATCTGTTAAGAAAACTGCATCAACAACAAATAAAATCGGTAATGGTTTGGCAAAAAAGTATGGTACTTATACTGGCGATGAGTTGCTTGGTATAGGAACACTACATAAATCTAATGCAGTACCAATTAGAAAAGATAGCAATGATGCTATTGATCAAGCAAACATGAGGCGATAATGAGAGAATATAAAATATATGCTGGTAGATATCAACTATCAAAACAACTGGGTGGTAAAGAAGTGCCAGCAGTACCTAGTATGTATCATGCAGAAATACTAGATGATAAGTATGGTAAACCTTTAAGAACTGCTTTCTTAACAAGAAGAAGTTATGATGAAGTAAGAAAAGTTGCTGAAGAGTACGTTAAAATTGGCCAGAAGAAGTCATTATAAATAGTAGTCTAATAAACGAAAGGTTTAGTTATGAAAGGTTTTACTTCATTTTTAGCAGAAGCTAAGAATACACACATGGAGCATATTGAAGATAATATACTCAATGGTGGTGTAAATGGTGCAAGAGAGTCATTGAATTTTTTAAGAGCAATAAGAGATATGCTTGCAGGTAGTTCTACATCAAGTGTAAATATATCTGTTAAATGGGATGGAGCTCCTGCTATATTTTGTGGTACTGATCCATCTGATAGTAAATTTTTTGTTGCTAAAAAAGGTATCTTTAATAAAAATCCAAAAGTATATAAATCTATAGAAGAAGTTCATGCCGACACTTCTGGTGATTTAGCAAACAAGTTAGCTACTGCTTTCACTTTACTTCAAAATGCTAATATCAAAGATGTCATTCAAGGTGATTTTTTATTCTCTAAAGCAGATATATCTTCTAGAAGATTTGAAGATGGTAAATATTTGACGTTTCACCCAAATACAATTGTATATGCAATTCCTTATAGTTCACCATTAGTGAATGAAGTTATGTCTTCTCAAATTGGTATAGTGTGGCATACACGATACAAAGGTAAAAATTTCGAAAATATGAATGCCGAGTTTGGTGTCAAGATTGCTGATGATGTAAAGGCTCAAGGTGTATGGAGTGTTGATGCACTTTATCAAGATACATCTGGTTCTGCAACGATGACTAAAAAAGAAACTGATCAAGTTACTAAAATATTATCTGATGCTGGTAAAGTATTTCAAAAACTAAATCCTTCTACTTTAAATGGTATATCTGAAAATGATGAACTACTAATGAGAATGAAAACATTTTTAAATACAAAAGTTCGTGCTGGTAAAAAGATTACTAATGTTAGAAAAACTGTAGATGAAATGATTGATTATTTTCATAATTTCTTTAAAGGCGAAACAGATAAAAGAAAATCTGAAAAGGGTAAAGATGCCGTTAACCTTAGAAAACAAGATGTAATGAGATTTTTTTCTAAGACAAATAAAAGTCAGTTATCAAATATACTAACATTAATGAATCATTTCGTGGATGCTAAGTTAATGTTAATTAAGCAAATGAATAAAACCGCACAACTTAAAACATTTTTATCAACAGAAGATGGTTTCAAAGTAACTGGACAAGAAGGCTATGTTGCTATAGATAAACTTGGTAAAAATGCAGTAAAGCTAGTAGATAGAATGGAATTTAGTAAGGCCAATTTCTCTGATAAGATTAAAAAAGGATGGCAGAAATAGTATTCATACTAGCTACGGTTGTAGCTGATAAAACAATTCAAGTAAAAGAATTTAATTGGAAACGGCAATGTGAACTTGCATCAAAGGGTAGAATGATGTATACTCCTAATATTAATTATATCTGTATTGAAAGGATAAATGATGAAAGCAGGAAAGATATGGGGAACAACTGAATTAGTTGAAGCTAATTGTGCTTTAGAGTTTCATAGAATAGAAATGAAAAAAGGTGGTATTTGCTCTAAGCACTTACATGAATATAAATGGAATGGTTTCTTCGTTGAGTCTGGTATCATGAAGGTATCAGTGTGGCAGAAAGACTATGATTTAATCGATGAAACAATACTAAAACCTGGAGACTACACAAAAGTAAAACCAGGATTATATCATCAATTTGAGTGTATCGAAAGTGGTGTAGCATTTGAATTATATTGGGCCACATTTGATCACAATGATATAATAAGAGAAACAGTAGGAAAAATAAAAAGTGATGAGTAGATGGTATGGCAGAATAGGTAACGATAAGTGGAATGGACACTTGATTGCTGGCCCTTGTGCTTATGAGGGATATGATCATGCATGTTTTATGCTAGATAAAATGTTACCTATATGTGTAGATAATAAAGTAAATCTTTTATACAAGACTAGTTTTGATAAAGCGAATAGAACAAGTGCTGATAGCTTTAGAGGTGCGGAAAATGCACTAGAAGATTTTGCTAAAATAAAAAAAGAGTTTGGTATAGAAATATGTTCTGATGTACATGAAACATGGCAAGTAAAAAATATGGACAATGTCAATGTCATACAGATACCAGCATTCTTGTGTAGACAAACTGATTTACTGAAAGCGGCCGCTGATAGTGGCCGTCCAGTCAATGTGAAGAAAGGACAGTTTCTATCACCAGTTGATATGTTAAACGTGTCAACAAAACTAGAAAGCTTTGGTTGCGAAAGAATAATATTAACTGAGAGAGGAACTACATTTGGTTACAATGACTTAGTTGTTGACTTTCGCTCAATACCTATTATGAAAGCAAATAATGATAAAGTCTGTATTGATGCTACTCATAGTTGTCAGTATCCAGGACGTGATGGTAAAACTAGTGGCGGTGATAGTCAATATGCAAACATGATGATGAAATGTGGATTAATCGCAGGTGCAGATATAGTGTTTGCTGAAGTTCATAATGATCCGTTTGATGCACCT